TTACGAAGATATTGGAAGAAGTTTAGGTATAGAAGTAACTATTTATAGTGAAGGCCAAGAAAAAACAGGGTTTGTAGATTCAGACAGTGAGTATTTCAATATAATTAATGCTGCACGAATTAAGGGAATATCTATTGATGATGAATATAATACAGGAATGTATGCCTATGAGCTGGATAAAAATTTATTACATATTTTAAAAGATGAATTAGATAACTATAAACAAGCATATCATCTCAAGGATTACACTGATATGATTGAAAAATTTAATGTGGCAGAATTGTGTCCGAAATATGACGTAATATTTATTGACGAGGCACAAGATTTATCGCCAATCCAGTGGGAAATGTTTGATGTTTTGAAGAAAAATTCTAAACATGTTATATTAGCTGGTGATGATGATCAAGCTATTTATGGTTGGGCTGGCGCAGACGTTAAAAGATTTCAACAAGAACCTGCAAAAGAAATTGTATTACCTAAGTCTTATAGGGTTCCTAAATTAGTTCAACATATTGCTGACAACATTTTAAGTAGAATACCAGACGACAGAAGAATTAAAAAAGAATGGGAAGCACGAGATGAACAAGGAGGAATATATTTTGGGACATCTATTGAAGATGTTCCTTTAGAGAAAGGAAAATGGTTGGTATTAGCTAGATATAATGATAAACTAATAAAACTTAAACCTGACCTAAGAGAAAGAGGGATTTATTTCGAATATAAAAATAGAAAAAGTTATAAGACACGGCTCTACGCAGCCATACAAAATTACACTCGTTGGACCAATGGGTCATTACTTTCTATTTCAGAGTGTCGTGATCTTTTTGAATATCTTGGTAAAACTTTTCCCGAGAAAGAGGAGAGAATGTACGATCTAAAAGAATTTGGATATAGCAATACTCAAAGATGGTTTGATGTTTTTGAAACAGAACCTGATGACAGTCTTTACATTAGAGATATGTTACAACATGGTGAAGAATTGTCTGCTGCACCCAGAGTTAAATTGTCAACAATTCATGCAGCTAAAGGAGGTGAAGCAGATAATGTTTTACTTATCTTAGACAACACTAAAACTATTCGGGAAGCTATTGAAAAAAGTCAAGACAAAGAAGATGAAGAAAACAGAGTTTGGTATGTAGGCGTCACCCGTACTAAACAAAATTTATATATGGTGACAGCAAGAAAGGAGGAACAAGGATATGACATCGAAAGCTTACAATAGACAAGTCGGAGGATCACATTATAAAAATATGAAAATTCAGCCAAGTCAATTTATTAACGAGAATCATTTGCCTTTTGCAGAAGGATCGGCTATAAAATATATATGCAGACATGCAGCGAAAGGAAAAGAACAAGATATTGATAAAGCAATACATTATCTAGAGATGATTAAGGAAAGAGATTATAAATGAGGGTAGTAAAAAATTTTTTAAAAGAAGATTATTTTAATAAACTTAAAGCCGCATTTGTGGACCATAATCCAGATCTTCCATTTTACATACAACAAAGAGTGGCTTTTGAAACTGGACCAATAGATAAAGAACATTTTTATTTTACTCATCTTCTTTTTAACAATTCTATTAAGAGCTCCTACTACGATTTAGTAAAACCTTTTATTTGGGAGATACTTAAAGTGAAAGCATTAATACGAGTCAAAGTAAATTTGTACCCTAGAACAGATAAATTAATACATCACGATCCTCATAATGATCATGATTTTAAACACAAAGCTTTAGTGTTTTCTTTAAATACTTGTGATGGAGGAACACGTATAGGCAAAAAATTTATACCAAGCATAGCAAACCAAGCATTATTTTTTGATGGAAGTGTTATGCATAACAGTACTACTTGTACTAACAAACAAGCTAGACTTAACATTAACTTTAATTATTTTTAATGAGAATACCTAAATTTGAAGCTCAAACCGAATGGGTTAAACCTACAGAATTTCCCGATCTACGACAGGTAGATGAAATTGCAATAGACTTAGAAACAAAAGATCCAGACCTAATTAAAAAAGGATCTGGTGCTATTATTGGTAATGGAGATGTTATAGGTATTGCTGTCGCTACTTCTTTTTACAAAGGATATTTTCCAATTGCTCATGAAGGCGGTGGGAATATGGATCGTAAGCAAGTTTTAAATTGGTTAAAAGATATACTTGAATCTCCTTCAACAAAAATATTTCATAATGCTATGTATGATATTTGCTGGTTAAGAAAGTTAGGATTTAAAATTAACGGGGACATTGTTTGCACTATGATAGCAGCAGCTATTACAGATGAGAACAGATTTCGTTATGATCTCAACAGTTTATCGTGGCACTATCTAGGTTATGGTAAGAATGAAGCTGCCCTTGCAGAAGCTGCATCTGAATGGGGAATAGATCCTAAAGCTGAAATGTATAAACTTCCTGCGATGCATGTTGGATCTTATGCAGAAAGAGATGCTGAAGTAACACTAGGACTCTGGCAAGAGATGAAGAAAGAAATTATCAGTCAGGACTTAGAAGACGTCTTTGATCTTGAAACAGAACTTTTTCCATGTCTAGTTGATATGAGATTTAAGGGAGTAAGAGTTGATATAGATAAAGCACACGCTATGAAGAAAGAATTTAAAAAAGCAGAACAGGATTTATTACACAAAATAAAAGGCGAAACAAATATTGATACACAGATCTGGGCAGCAAGAAGTATTGCTAATGTGTTTGATGTATTAAGATTAGAGTACCCACGTACAGATAAAACTTCAGCTCCGTCATTTACTAAAAATTTTTTACAAGAACATAAACATCCTGTTGTTAATATGATTGCTAAAGCTAGAGAAATTAATAAAGCTCACACGACTTTCATTGATTCTATTTTAAGATACGAACACAATGGTAGAATTCATGCAGAGATAAACCAATTAAGAAATGCAGGAGGAGGAACAGTTACCGGAAGATTTAGTTATCAGAATCCAAACCTGCAGCAGATTCCTGCACGGAACAAAGATCTTGGACCTAAGATTAGATCATTATTTATACCTGAAGAAGGATGTAAGTGGGGTTGTTTTGATTACAATCAACAAGAACCAAGACTCGTAGTACATTATGCTTCACTCTATAAACTTCCATCAGTCTATGATGTTGTAGATTCTTATAAAGAAAATACTAAAGCAGATTTCCACCAGACAGTAGCCGACATGGCGGAGATTCCTAGATCTCAAGCCAAGACAATTAACTTAGGATTATTTTATGGAATGGGAAAAGCTAAACTACAAGCAGAACTAGGAGTCACTAAAGAAAAAGCATCAGAATTATTTAATCAGTATCATGCCAAGGTTCCATTTGTTAAACAACTAATGGAGAAAGCATCTAATAGAGCACAGGACAGAGGACAGATTAGAACTTTACTTGGAAGATTATGCAGGTTTCATTTATGGGAACCAAACAGTTTCGGGATGCATAAAGCTATGAGTCACGAAGATGCACTCAGGGAACATGGTCCAGGGATTAGAAGAGCTTACACATACAAATCACTTAATAAATTAATTCAAGGTAGCGCTGCCGATATGACAAAAAAATCTATGGTAGAACTTTATAAAGAAGGAATTACAGCACATATTCAAATTCATGATGAGCTGGATCTTTCTATTGAAGATGAAAAACAATCTCAAAAAATCATTGAGATTATGGAGAATGCTGTTACACTTGAAGTTCCTAACAAAGTAGACTATGAGTACGGGTCTAATTGGGGAGACATTTACGATTAACCAGGAGGAAACTATGGAAAAAGTAAAACACGTTTGGACACTAGCGAAAGCTCATCCAAAAATTGCTATAGCTATAGCAGTAGTAATAGTAGCCGTTTATATCCTAGCTTAGGAAGGTATATGATACATGGCTTATCTAAATGCAAACATACCTGTGACGTATGCACAGATCAGGAGAGAATATCTTTATGACCTTACCAGACATCATGGAGAAGCTGAAGACTGCATTATCTTTGGCATGGGATCGATTACAGGTCGCCCGATCTTGTTTCATGCAATTATGGAAAATGGGGCTGTATTTTATCGTTTGCCGATTTCGGCCTTTATCCAACGAGGATATAATATCAAAGAAGTTCCTAGGATGCGACTTGACGAGTTGGAGCTTTGGAATTGTTTTAGTTACTATCCTGCTATTACTTCTTACGATATCCTAGACGGACAAGCCGGCAAATACATTGGTAAAGATAAGAAATGGCATCACGGCAAATATCTTTTTACAGTTGACTGGGCTCACCCAGAGAGTAATATAGTAGACACAGATCATTCTGAAGTTCCACACGAACATAAGTGTGCACATATACTTGCGTTAAACGACGGCAACTATGCGGCTCAGCCAAACAATAGATTAATATGGGATATACCTTCATTTACAGTGAAGGATGACATCCCTGACTGGAAAGTTCAAACTTCAGAATGGAATGTAGAAGATAGCGGAGCATGGAAAACGGAAGATACTGATAAGTTCTTCTATGAAATTGAGGAGAAAAAGAAATGAGCGATAAATTTTGTATAAAATGTAATCATCTATGCCACTGTATAGAGGCAGATCACAGCGATTGTAAGTGTGAAAACTGCGATTGTAAAGAACCTGAAGGTATGGTAATAGACGACACTGAAGAATGCGAGGCATGTCAATGAAAAATATATGTATAATGTTAGCTCTGTTATTTACTTTGAGCGCCTGTTCAATCGGGCACAAATGTACTTATACTCAAGAGGGGACTAGGATCTCTTCTTGGCTATGGTTCACTAAAGAAGTACCAGCAGACTTAAGCAAAGAAAATTGTAACTAAGATTAAACCAAAGGAGGATCTATGAGTAAATTAAAAAAACTCTGGATTAGATTTAAAGTACACTTACTTAAAAGTTACTTTGAACTGAATGGGATATTGAAAAAGAAAAAGCAGGATTAATGATTAATGAAAATAGTAGACGTAATAAAATCAAACTTTGTGATGATACCTGTAGTAGCTTCGGTTATCTTTGGATCGTTCACTGGTATTAAATACGTCATTAATTTAAACGACACTATTCATACTAACAAACAAGAAATTATAAATCTCAGCAGAGATTTAGCAGTAGAACAAGAAAAAGTATCTGATCTCAGAACTAGACTTGCAGCAGCCGAATCTACATGGCAGATGGCTGAAAACTTATACCAAACATTAGCTAACACGGTAAGGGAGCATTCTTATGATATTAAGGATATTAATCGCGATCTTAATAACTAGCGCATGTTGGTTATATACTCTCAATGCTGAAGCACGAAACGAGTATTTAAATGATTATCCAGCTGAATGTAGAACGGGTGAGATTGATGTATCTATATATCAACGTGAACAAGACTATCGTACCTATGACACCAGTGATTATGATGAGGATTCGGTAAGACTAACATTTAGAAAGTATCTAGGTAATTTACAATGTAAGCAAAAAAATGACTTACACCTAGAAAACATGCAACTTAAACAACAACTAGAATTGTTTAAAATGTGTACTAAATTCAAGCGAAATCCTAGCTTTGAACTCAATCCAAACTTTGCTTTACTAGCTTCAAAGTGTAGCGGAATAGTGAATGTTAACGACGATGATAGACCTAAAGGAAACCACTGGGAAAATCTTAAAAAAGAGTATATAAAAGAGAACCCGGGGGAATATATGGGGACTAAAATATTGATACCAGAAGATCTTGATGGACCTCTTCCAGAGCCGGTTGATGAAGAAGCTGAATGGAATGCGATAGATTAATATGATGGAAAAAATTTTAACGATGTTGGTTGGACTCCTAATAGCATTAGGAGGCTGGAGTCTATCTAGAACTTTTGAACTTTCAACTATTCAAGCAGTACATGAAAATCAAGTAGAAAAACTTGAAAGAAAAGTAGAAAAATTAGAAGATCAAATGAATCGTATGATGGATTCAGATGAAGAAATCATGGAACAACACGAAAAATTATTTAAAAAATTAGAACAAGGCAACACAGGGTATAGTTATAACTAATGGCTAAACCTTTAAAAATTTCTGAAGAAGCCGCTGTGCAAATGCCAATGAAAACGGTAG